CACAAGCAGGTGGTGGGGCAGGTGCTGATGAAGAACTTGTTTTAAAGCAAGACACTGATTACGTTTTAACTCTTGTACCAGACGGGGCTACGACTTGTTTATTGTCTTTGTTTTGGTATGAAGAAGGCGCAGGGCTTGACTAATGGGAATGGTTAAAGGATTATTCCAGTCTAATAAGACTGTCACAGTAGAATTTAGAAACAAGATAACTACTAATACAAGTGGTGTCATTGCTTCTACTTATCCGACTGTTAATCTTACAGCTACCGGGATCATGTGGACAGGGACGACAGCCGATGCGGTGGTAAGTGAGAGACTTAGAGCAGATTTAGCAGGTGTGATAGTAATAGACCCAGACGACTACACAACGACCATTACAGACACTGCTAAGGCTACAGTTGACGGGACTGAATACAGCGTTATATATGTTGATAATGTAGCCAATCAAGATCAAGTCATTCAGATACCAGTCAAGAGGTTTTCTTAAATGACTGTTGAAATACGAAAGTTCGGTGATCCTTTTAAAGGTGCAGATAACGGCATTGATAAAGGCAATATAGAGATATGTATCAAGGTTACTTCTCAGGCTAAAGTGTCAGCACCAGTAGCAAAGAAATATGGCGGTGCATTAAGAAACTCTATAATGTGGAGAACTGATAAGGACGAGGGCGGGTTTAATAAAGACTCAGGCTCGGCAGCTTCTAAAATGCTAGGTATCAAACCGGGTAAGTTTAAAGGTGTTGTAGGGTCTGCTTTAGATTATGCAACTTATCAAGAATGGGGCACCCGGAAAATGGCACCCCAGCCTTTTCTCCGCCCCGCGATTGCCCTGGTTGTAAAAGGGCAATCCGTTAAAACAGTATTGGCTAAGATACAAAGAGAGACAATGAAAGGGGCATTAAAAAAAGGCGTGAAAAGGGTGAGATTCTAATGGAACATACTGAATTTACGATAACAAGTAAAAAGTTTGGAGAGTTTGTAGTACTTATTGATGAAGATGATAGAGAAATAGTGGGGAAACACACATGGCATATAAGATCGGATCATGGCGATTTCAGAGCAGGAACTAGTATAAAGGTAGGGGGAAAATATAGGACAGAAACGTTACACAGGTACATAATGGAGGTACCTAAAGGTATGAGCGTAGACCATATTAACGGGAACACTCTCGATAATCGTAAATCGAACTTGAGGATTTGCAAACACTCTGAAAACTGTAAAAACCAAAAGAAACGAGTGAACGGGATATCTTCACTATATAAGGGCGTTAACTTCAGAAAAGATATAGGAAAATACCAAGCAAGAATTAGCGTTGATTTTAAAAGGCTTAATATAGGGGCGTATGCGAAAGAAGACACCGCAGCTAGAGCGTACAATGTAGCAGCTGTAAAATACCATAAAGAATTTGCAAGATTAAACATAATTCAAGAGGTGGCGTAATGTTCGGTTCTAGTGAAATGTACACAGCTTTAAACATTACGGATATTACTAGCTTACTAGATACTTACGCTTCAAGCCCTGCTTTATTTAGTGATGATCTACTACCGCAAGATTTTGGAGCGGACAAGAAAAGCATAAATTATTATAGAGTCGGCCTTTACGATGGTGGGCTTGAATACAGTAATTATAGTTACTCAATAAATTGTAGAGCTAAGAGCAAAACAGAAAGCGAGACAATCGCACAAGCAGTTAAAGATGGAATCAACCGGACGTCGTATTCTGATTATTTCATTGTAGTTAATGTTTTACAAACGATTCCGCCTATCGATGACACTGACTCATATAACACGCCGTTAGAAACAACAATCAAAGGACGCCCATAATGGAATTTACAATCAAAAGCAAAAAACATGGAGAGTTCATTGTTTTAATAGATGATGGTGCTACTAAAATATTGTCTCATAAATGGGGAGTGACTAAAAATATTAGCGGATTTTATGCAGTAAGAAGCGATTACAGCACGGGCAAAAAGAAAACGGTAATACTGCATAGGTGCATAACGAATTGTCCAAGAGGTAAAGTAGTTGACCATAAAAACGGGAATACACTCGATAACAGAAAAAGTAATTTACGAATATGCACAATTGCAGAGAACTCAAAAAATCAAAAAAAAACATATAATGGGAAGACGTCGGTTTACAAGGGAGTATACTTGAAAAATAAAAGAAATAAATACGTAGCTGAAATATGTGCAAATAGGGTTAAGCACCATTTAGGATATTTCGAAACAGAAATAGAAGCAGCAGAAGCTTACAATACAGCAGCAATACAATACCATGGCGAATTCGCTAATCTAAATATTTTAAACACGCCTCTTGATGTGGCGTTAAAACAACGATAGGAGGCAATCATGCCAAATCAAACAACCAACGGTGATTTTATTTATTTTCCAGATGGTGCTTTAGTAGCTATTAAAGCAGAAGGTGAAGGATCTTACACCGATATAGGAGCGATTAACTCAGCAGTAGCAGCGACACTAAACTACGACATAAACGAAGTTGATACAGCTAACTTTGGTAAACTACAGAAACAACTTAAAAACTTTACTATTGCTGGTGGCTTTACACTTATCAACCTTAATCAAGAGGGGATTGAGAGAATAAGCGGCGGTTTATTTACAGTAGTAGCAACAGCAGGCGCACAAGTATTAGACGCAGATATCACAGATCAAGAAGTAGCAGCGGGCTGGTCAGACAATACCCTTTATGACCTTGACCCTATAGTAACAGCAACAGGCGTGTCAATGAAAATAGCAACACAACCAGTTTTAACAGCAGTTACTTTAGATTTAGGCGGTACGCCAGAAGTATTAGCAGAAGACACTGAATATGTGATTGTAGAAAATAGCAATAGCCCTAGTGGATGGTCTATACAGTTTCTTGGTGGTAATATGTCTACAGGTTCACCAACTACTTTTATTATCACAGTAGATTATGACGACAATATACCAGTTGCAACTTCAACTCTATATGCAGGATCATCTACAGCAACATTAGACGCTTTCGCAATGCAAATTACACACACAGACAGTGCAGGACTTACAAGACGACTAGACCTTTATTCTGTAGATCCTGACAGCGGCGGTTTTCAGTTTAATTTTAAAGGTGCTAATGAAGAAGGTGTTGAAGAAATGCCTTTAACTTACACTGCTAAGATAGACGGAACACGAACAGACGGTCGACAATTACTAGGATGGTCAGTAGAAAACGGAGCGAGCTGAGCATGACTAACTTAAAGAACGAAATATGGAAAGATCTCAGAGAATATCACGGCTACCAAGCCAGCAATATGGGACGTATCAAGTCCCTAAAAAAGGAGTGGATGGCTGGGAGAAACACTAAAAGAACGCACGGTGATATTATCCTAAAGCCAAAAGTTGACAATGGATATTATAGAGTAACTTTGTGCAAAGAAGGCACAAGGCGGAAAACAACTAAAATATCCAGACTTGTCATGCTGGCTTTTCACGGGAAATCCGGTTTAATTGTTAATCATAAAGATTGCAATAAGCTTAATGACAAATTAGATAACCTAGAATATTGCACGTTGTCAGAGAATGTGCAGCACGCAATAAAAAACAATAGGTTTAACCCTAAGCACGGAGAAACTCACCCTGATGCAGTATTAAAGGAACGCCAAGTCCGAGTTATTAAGTATATAGCAAAATATTTAAACCCCCCAAGAGGCACATTCAAAAGAATAGCCGACACTTTGAGGGTTAACAAGAATACGGTTTATGATATAGCAAAAGGGAAAAACTGGAAGCATGTTAAAGTCTAGGGCGTAATAATAAGCCCGGTTTAACAGCCGGGTATCTTTAAAGGTAACGTGAAGACGTAATGAAATACGAGTTAGAATATAGAGAAGACGGCGAGAAAAAGATTAGAGCTATTGAGATCGACTTTGTAAGTAATAGTATGTTTGATATGCACACTCAAATGCAAATGGACGCAGGGCAAGTAACCGACAATTTTAATAAAGTACAAAACAACGCTACTAAAATGGTAGCTTTAAAATCTTTAAACACAAAAGAAAAAGACAAAGAAGCAAAGCAAAAGAATAAAGACGAGATAAAAGCACTTAAAGAAGAAAATGACAAACTGGTTTTGACTATAGTAGACGAACACGCTAACGATTATTTCGGGAGAAGACTTGAAATAATAAGAGCTATTTTCAAAGCGAACCATATTACAGACGAAAAGTTTATGACAAGAGAGTTTTGGCAAGAGTGCGTTGATTATAATCATATGATAATACTTATTAAAAATATAGTTGAGAAGGACGCGCCAAAAAAAAAAGTAACGTAAAGTATGAAAACTTTTATCCTGAGCGATTGATTAAAGCTCTAAACAAGAGCGGAATAACAATGACTAGAGATCAATACTGGAATGATAACGGGATTAAAGATATACAAGCGGCGGTGGGTATAGCAGGATTTAGTAAAGAAGTAGAAGAATGGATATGGCCAAGAAAGCGAGTTCTAGGTGAGGTATATTAAATGGCGTTTAAACTAGGTGAATTAGTTTGGGAAATAACCGGGGATAATACCGGAGCAAAGAAAGCACTTGCTCAAACTGAAAAGGGCATCAAGAAAACTTCTAAAGAAACTAGCAAGTTAGGCAAAGTATTCAAGGCAGCCTTTGCGGTTGCTATTGTTGCAGCTATTGCCAAAGCTGGTAAAGCCCTTATAAAAGCCGGTTCGGATGCAGAAGAAACCGCCAATAAATTCGGTGTGGTTTTCGATTCTGTTATAGATGAAGCTAATGAAATGGCTAACGTTTTAGCTACAGAGTACGGACTTGCACGGCAAGAATCACAAGATCTACTTTCGGCTACTGGTGATTTACTCGTAGGTTTCGGAGTATCTAAAAAAGCAGCACTTGATCTATCATTTCAAGTAACAGCATTAGGAGCAGATCTTGCTTCTTTTTCTAATTTCTCAGGTGGTGCAGCCGGAGCAGCAAACGCACTTAGAGCGGCACTACTAGGCGAAACTGAGCAAGCTAAACAACTCGGACTTGCCTTGAATGAAACAGCCTTGCGAGCATATGCAGAAGGTCAAGGGCTTGTCTTTAAATCACTTACACAAAACGAAAAGATGTTTCTCAGAATGGAACTTGCGGTCAGTCAATCACAGTCTGCAATCGGAGACTTTAACAGGTCAATAGATTCCTTTGCTAATCAAACACGTATAGCAGATTCAAGAGCTAAAGATTTAACGGCTACTTATGGCAAAGCATTATTACCAATGGCTACACTAGCAGTAAAAGCCTTTAATGCCAACGCAGAAGCAATGCAAGACAGCGCAGACGCCTTTGCAAACTTTGTAACTAGTTCACAAGGGGCTTCTCAAATAGGGGCTGTTATCGGTACTATTGCCGGAGCTTTCGCAGTATTAAAAGAAGTCGTGATGGATATATTAAAACCATTTGAAGAGGTGGGGGATGCCTTAGATGATGCCTTTAGAGACCTTAGTCAGATGTTTCCAGCGGCTACAAAAGCAGGGACTGGATTTAGTGTATTATCTGTTGTAGTGACGGCCTTATCGTTAGTTTTTAAATTACTCGCTTTATCTATAGCAGGCGGGATTGAGTTAATGGTCAATATGACCAGAGTTATAGTAGATACTGCTAGTATATTCAGTGCTTTTTATGAAGCTATGTCAGGTAAAGGATCATGGAAGGATCTAGATGACCAGATAAGATTTGCTGGGAATGCTTATAAAAAACTCGGTAAAGATGCAGTTGAAACAGGGAAGAAAATGTTCGATACCTTTACTGAAGGTACTAAGGACATGGGTGAAAATGCCGATGCTGCTGGCAAGAAAATGACCGATACGTTTAACAGAACTTACGACAATACACAAAAGAAAATACATGATGTTCTAACAGCACAACAACAACTAGGAGCAGCCGGAGTAGATGCAGCGGATGAAACAGAAAAAGGGCTAAACAGTGTAAATAAAGCTTATGAAAAGGCTAAAGAAAATCAGTCTGAGTTTGCTAAGTTATTCGGGCAAGGCTCACAATCAGCTTTTGAAAGCTTTACAGCAATAAACGATAGTATTAAAGATATAGCAACGACTTATCAAGTAGCTACTAGCCAAATAATAGGGGCTTTACAGGCAGTAGACCAGTATCAAAAAGCAGTAGCAGCAAGGCGAATAGGGGAACTTGACGCACAAGAACAAGCCGAACTCGAAGCCGCAGGAGTAGCGGAAGAGTCGGCAGTTGAGGCAGCACAAAGAGAACTAGACCTTGCAGAAGAGACAGGATCAGAAGAAGAAAAACAAGAGGCTAAAAACGCTCTAAAGAAAGCACAAATTGAGGAAAAGTTCGCTAAGAAGAAAGCAGAGATTGAATATAAGTCAGCATTACAAGGATGGGAAATCCAGAAAGTTTTAGCAGCTATTCAATTAGTAGCAGCTCCATTAAATGCTTATGTATCATCATTGACAGCCCCTTGGCCGTTAAATATGATATTAGCACCTATAAACGCAGCACTAGCAGCAGCCACAGCAGGGATACAATATGCAGCAGTAGTACAAGCCAAACCACAGAAACCATCATTTCAGTTTGGCGGTATAGTACCCGGGTCTAGTTTCTCAGGTGACAATGTATCAGCTAATGTTAATTCTGGTGAAATGGTATTGACCCAACAACAGCAAGGACAATTATTTAATCAAGCTAACGGCGGTGGCGGTGGCGGTAACCTTAGACCAGAAAGGGCGGTAGTAAATAGATGAAAATATTATACGAAAATACGGTAACAGAAGCAACAATAACAAGCCTTACAGAAAACCCTTTTTACGGATGGGACACGGCTTTAAATGATCCCAGACTTACTAGATATGGTCGTACTTTAGGAGTAGACGATCAATGGATATTATTCAGCAATTCAGCAGCAGTTGATGTTGATTACATATATATAAGCAATACTAATATAACAAGCGGTGCGACTGTAAAGATACAAGGCAACGCAAGTGATACGTGGGGCGCTCCCTCAATAGATCAGGCTTTAACTTATGACTCAGATAACGACTATTGGATTTATAATTTCTCTAGTACAGAATCTTATCAATACTGGAGATTGTTTGTTGATGATCCTACCAACACAGATGGTTATATTCAAATAGCTTATACGTTTATAGGTGATGAGTTAACAATGCCGGGTATGAATCCAGACACCCTCATACCGTATGTAAGCAACGCACAAGGCACTAAAGCAATAGGTGGTCAGTATTACGCAGATAGACGTGTTAGGCTTAAAGGTGGCAAGGTTGTATTTCCTATCATAGAAGAAACACAAAGACAAGAGATATTTACCTTCTTTGATTACGTAGATATTACAACACCTTTTCTTTTGTTATTCTGGGAAAACAGTTTAGATGTTGAGCCACCTTTATACTGTGTATTGACTAAGAGTTTAGAATTGGCAAAAAATCCACATAGTGGAACAACGTGGACACTCGGATTAGACTTCGAGGAAATTAGATAAAAGGAGTTAGAACATGGCTGGTAGTTTAGTAAGTGATTATGGAATAGGTGACGACAATATAGAGAATATGCAATTGACTTTAGACAAGGCATATAAGGGCTTTTATAGCCTTACTATAACAGAATTAGATAGTGACGTAGTCCCACAAATAGCGGCTGGTAGTTGGATTGATGACAACGGGGCTTTATATAAGTTTGATAGTAATGAATCACCATCAACAACCGACCCGGTAACTAGTTCAACGGTGGCAGATGGTGAGATATATATTTGTTTAATTCCGGCTGGTAGTTCTATTACGGCGGCTTTCACAGCAACAGCCCCTACATGGTCAGATTCTAAACAGGGATGGTATGGCACAAGTGGGCAGGCTAATTATAGATATTTAAATTATATAATGACTAAAGCTAGTACTGTGTATAGTTATAAAATCCCTTCAACTTTTAAGGATATATTTCAGAAATCTATAGTAGAAGTGTCTGTTGGTACGGGGTGGACTGTTGCGAATACTGGAACCACCGTAAGTGATCCAATAAGATTTAATACTAAAATAATAGATGTGAATAGCGAATTTAACACAACTAGTTATTATTTTCAGCCAAAAAGGTCGGGCATTTATCACTTTTCATTAAACTTGACTGTTGGTGGCCATGATGCTGGCTCTGGGAATTTCACAGTGTTACTAAGTAAAAATGCTACTTCTACGCCCTCTGGGGATGTGACACCGTCCATAGGAACAATTTACGGGAGTCGTCATGCTACAACAGCAGCAATCAGAACATATTCTGTAAATGCAATTGCAACATTAGATAAAAATGATATAATTTATCCGTTAGCATTCGGAGGTGTTGTAGATTCTTTAAGTGTTTATGGAGACGATGGAGGATCAACAAAATCAACCAGCAGATTATCAATAATGAGACTTTCCTAAATGACTGAAACAAACAAAATTGTATTATTTGAGTACGATACACCAGTAGATAGAAGCAATATGCTTAATTACGAAGCTGGTGTCTGGTTTTGGACTATTACGCCCGGTGTTGTTGTTGTCACCGATGACAACGGCAATACTGGTAATTATGATTGGCAAAATACTATTAGATATAATATAAAATCATTTCAATATAAAGATATATTTTTAACTAAAACAGAAAGCCTTGCAGATTTACGATTAACAGAAAACAGCTTTTATTATGACACGGCAACAACATACTTATACATAAGACTAGCAGACTTTGAACCAGTCTTGACAGATCAAATGATTATAGGCGTTGCGGTTGGATACTCTTTAAAATCTAATACAGATAACTATTATTTTGATAATTATTATGACCCTCTTATATCAAGTATATTCCAACTTAAAAAAGGAATAGACCCTTTATTTTATGGACTACTAAGATACCAATCAGGTGATATTAAATTTATAAATATGCAAAAGCCAGACGGGACAGGTGAGTTTGACGATTGGAGAGATAGAAACTTATTTAAAATGGCTGCTCGTATCCTAGTAGGTGATTACGGGGATTCATACGATGACTTTGAACAAAAGTACACAGGATACATAGAGAACGATAAAAGATCTTTTACAGATTTTAGTCTTACTATTCAAGACGCAAGAAAAGGACTTACTCAGGGTGTAGCTACCAATCTTTTAAATGATACGGATTACCCTAATTTAAGTGACTCTAACAACGATGTAGCCAAACCAGTGGCTTATGGAGTTATAACAAACGCCCCTAGTTACTGTTTAAATGAAGAAGAAGGGGGAAGCCCTGACAGGGTTTTTATCTTTGTAGATACTGAAAACAATCCAGTAGGTTCTATTGAAGAAGTCAGAGTAGACGGAGTTGTCAAAACACCTACAGAGACCGACTTACTAGCAGGTACTTTCACTTTATCGAATGGTGATACTGGTGGTAATTATGATGATGTTAAGATTGATTTTACAGTAGATACTGTTAACGGTATAAACATATTAAAAGATCTAATGTTGAATTATGACAATAAGCCTTTTCTAGATTCGTTTTTCGATACTACAGAAGTGGACGCAGCCGAAACAGATTGTCGGGATACTAGCCTTTATATAGATGAATCTAGTCAGAAACTAAAAGATGCAATTGAAAGCGTATGCAATGACTGTGATATCAGGTTCTTTGTTAAAGACAACGGACTTTATACAGCCAGGTTATATGATGAAGATAGAACACCAGACCACACTATTAAAAAAGATGATTGGATAAATGACGCTTCTATAGCTAACAACGGTAACCAATTCCTTACATCTTGTCGTATAGGGTACAAGCATGATATAGATGAAGACAAACGGCTTTATTATGAGAATGTAGACTTTAAAGAATCAACTTTTGCTACATACAAATCATACAATACAGATCCTTTTGATACTGAGCTAACTACTTTAGCCGATGCGATAGACAAGTCTGAAACAATAATGAACATATCAAGCAACATAAGCGACATAGTAGAACGGACAACAAACTGGAATTACTCTACTATAGAACCTACTGATTTTGTAATAGCTGCACCAATGGACAGAGTAAGTGCAACAACAGAGACTTTCGGGATATATGAAGTTATGAACGCAACAAAGAACTTAGAAAAGTTCAACGTTAAACTTTCTTTAAGATATGTTAAAGCATATGTAGAACCAACAATAGAATATTTAGTAGATGAAAACAATGTATACTACACAGATGAAAACGGTTTATTATGGGAGGACGCATAAATGCCACAACAAGGATTTAAAATAAACGAGAAAACAGCCAAGACTGCTATAGTAGGAGCTGACCTTGCTTTAATAGGTGACTCAGAAGATTTAGTAAGTGGCAATATGGCTAATAAAAAAGCCTCTTTTACTAATCAACTAGCCTACTATCAAGCTAATTTAAGTTTTGGTGGTGCTAATATAAAGTATTTAGATGATACTGATTCACCCTATACAATTACCGATAGTGATGGCGACGGGACTTTTATATGCGATACATCAAGTGGCAATTTAGATATAGTAATTCCAACCCTAGCAGCCAATCAAAATAGAGATTTAGAGTTCATTCACCAGACAGGCGGTAACACTTTAAACATAGATGGTGAAGGTGCGGAAACTATTGACGGACTTACTGATATTGACTTACCAAAACAAGGGGACAGACTAAAGATAAAAGGCACAACATCAGAGTGGGCTATTACAGAGGAAAGAATTTCTTGCCAATTAAGACTAAACACATACGCAGGTTATGGGTCTACTGACAATCAAATTATGAGATTCACAAATTCAGTAGACAACTATGGTAATATTTTCATAGAAAACCATAGTACTGGTTATAATAGTAATGCGGAAGGATTGGAAATTACTATCAATAAAAGCGGGCAATATAGTTTCGCTTTTAACGGCTCACCGTCGGCTTCTACTCTTGATGTAGGGCTAAGTCTTAATTCAGCGCAGTTAACAACTTCTATTACTTCTATAACTGTTACGGATAGACTGGGGTCTATAAGATCCATATCAACCAGTAACCAGCATTCACAATGTGCATGGTCAGGATATTTAGAGAAAAATGATGTCATTAGGGCGCATACTTCTGGGGTAGCGGCAACACAATCGACATGGTGCTTGTTTACAGCTACTTATATGGGGAACTAAATGAACGAATATATTAAAACAAACAACGAGAATGAAATAATTGACGTATTCTACGATCATCAAGATAAATTTGACGGAACGGAAATATTCACAGGCGACAAGACACAAGCAACACGAATAAGAAATATATCTAATGAATACGGAGTTTTTATCTACACTTGGGACGGCACAAAAGCAGTTAAGAAAACAGCAGCAGTAATAAACAATGATCCTGACTTTTTAATTAAATATAAGTTAATGAAAAAAGACGAACTCCAACAATATATAGGATCTAACTTATTGACAGTAATAAAAGCAGATAGAAGCTTATTAGACATAGTGGAACAATACACAATATTTGTCAGTAATGCAAGCAGTTGGAACACAAAAGCAGCTATTGATGGAGCTTTTAACAGTGCTATATCATGGCTTAACTCATAAAATATATAAGTAAAAAAGGTTAGTAAGCAAATGGGAAATTTAGGTAGTAAGATCGCAGAATATGCAAAAACTCATTTAAGTAAGATGGTAGTGGTCTGGGTTGTATTTATTACTTTAGGGACTTTGTGGTCGCCCTCTAAAGACGTAATGTCTTATATGTTCAATGACAACGTTAGTAGTATAGTCGAGCATATTATCAACCAATCTGTAAAAGAACAAATTGAAAAGGCAGGTGTTGACTTTAGTTTAAAGTTAATGCAATTAGAGACAAAAGATGTCAGAGAACCTAGGCAAATAGACCAAAAAATTAAATACTGGAAGCGCAAAAAATGGTCTGCTCAATTGGTAGCGTTGCACATAGTTCTAAATAGTGCATATGCTAAAGGAGCGTTAAAAGAAACGATGTACAATGAGCAGGTTTTCAAAGCATTATGTTCT